GAAGCAGATAAAAAAATGTTTGATAAAAGATATAAGCCTTCTAATGTACAATATATGCCAGATTATCCAGAGAGATATAGCTTATCCGGACAATTTGTAGAAGATGGGCCATTTCCATCAAATGCTCAATTAAGCTAAAAATAGTTAAATAATATTATTTAATTATTCAAGATATTTGATTTTTTAATTTTATAAATAGAAATAATACATTTAGTTATAAAATTAATTTAAATTACTTAATTTATATAATATAATGAATCCTAATTTACATAATTTAGAAAGTAATGAAGAAAAAATAAGAGAAGCATTAAATGCTTTTTGTTACATAAAATCAAATAATGAAATAATAATAAATTATGAAACCTTTAAGATTTTAAATAAACTTATTGATAAAAAAATTATATTGAATTACTTACTTTATGTTATAGAAACTGTATTAAATCAATTTGAGCTTTTTATTGTTCACGCAAACATAAAAAAATTAACATTATTAGAAATAGATAGAAACAAGGATTTTATATATGAAATGTCAAATATTTTAAAAGAAAGATTTAATGATAAATTAGACCTTTTATATGTTTACGATAGCTCTTTTATTTTCAAACAAATACATCAGTTGTTAGCTATGTTTGTAGATAAAAAAACAATTACTAAAATAATTTTTTCTAAATAATATTTCAATTATGTAATATTTCAATTATGTAGCATATAATAATCCCGCATTTCCACCAATAAAAATTACTGAATTTACACGTTCTTCCATCAAGTATAAATTAAAATTATAATCATAAATACGCCAAGTTGGTTTATTAATAGCAACTATATCTCCTGTATTTGGATCACAAATAGTTAAAACTTGAGCATACGGATCAAGTGGTGGAGAGATAGTTGTAAGTTCAAATTGGATATTTGTAAATCTACTCATGTTCATAGCTCCAGAAGGCTGCGTAATCATATGATCCGTATTTAAACAAAAATTATAACAATATAATCCTGGTGGAGCATTCCCGGATGTTCTTATATATTTTTCAACAAAATTATATACTCCTACCGGCAACATATTCTCTCTATATTGACCATCCAATAAGATTCCTAAAGCAATGAGAATGTTTTCTATATTTTGTGGATTGTATATTCCAGTTATATATAAGTTTGTTGCGGTACCATCTGGATTTGTTCCAGGACCCAAAGTTGAAGGATTTGGTGGTGATGGAGCTGGATTGGGATAATCCCCTGTAGCTGAAGCAGGCACTATATCTTGTGGCATATAATCATATGGCCAGTTTGTATAATTAGACCATTGGTTACGCAAATTAACATCACTTCTCTGTAAATAAAACATCCAGCTAATAACCATACCTATAGAAATTAAATCAATCTTATTTGGGCCAGTAACATTATAGTAAGGTTTCTCATATATTTGTTTAAATATATACTTTTGTTCATTCTTGGCAAACACTTCAGATTCATCATTAGAGAGAAAGCAATAAGTACAGTTTAAATGTATATCAGCATTCCAATTTGTTCTTGTATCAATATAAGAACCCGGTCCAAGTGTTTCATCTGGAGGAGTCTGTAAAAATCTATAAAACTGCATATAATATTGATTAAAATTTGGAGCAATTACAGGAAAATTATTTGGATAATCCATAACATCACGAATTGTAAACCATTCATTTATAGGTCTTAAAGATACACTTATCTGTAATTCATTATATTGAAGAGCTACTAAAGGAAAAGCTTGCTGAGTAACTAAATTAAACCATGCTCCCAGTGGAATATATAATGTACGTCCCATGATAGATGGTTGCGCACCAGCTGGACTTGTAGTAAAAAAAGCATTTGGATACGCATTAACACGTTCACCATAATTAGCAGGATCATTTAAATCTGGGGTGTTACCAATCATTTCATTAAACAATTGCAATTTTTGTGCGTTGAAATCTCTATGAGTTGAAGATAAAATATATTTTCCTGAATATTGTTGTATCTGTTGATTTCCACATGTAATACTAATACGATTTATAATTTGAGCTCCTAAATTATCTATCCATTGAAATTCATAAGGTGCCCAATCAGTATAGGTTACAGAACCATCTTGATTTAGTACTTCTTGTGGTGGAAAAATTGGACTCCAAATATTTGGCAAAGTTATACAAACATAACAGTCCATTAAAAGATCAGCATAACGTTTTATAGTAAAATTAAATGTAGATTCAGTAGTTAAACCTAATGACGGTGTTCCTGTAAAATCTATTCTAAAATTTTGTTTTCCAAAATTTGTGTATTGTTTAAAAGTTGATTTCCAGTATGTCTTACTAGGGTTACCGTTTAAAATTACATTTTGTTGGCCTGTGGCAACTAATTGCATTAAACCTCCTGCCATTATTAAGTATATAATATATGTATTTTTTAATTCTTTATTCAATATAATATAATTATTCAATATAATATAATTATTTCTTATGATTTATATATTTTAAGTTTCTAAATACATAAATTAATACATAAATTAATACATAAATTAATACATAAATTAATACATAAATTAATATATTAATTCAAAATTAAAAAATAATATAATATATTAGATATGTCAAATCAACCAATCGATTATTTAAATAAATTAAAATCTTTAGATGAAGATTTTCAAAGTTACATTCTTATAGCAATTATTTCTATAATTTTAATAATATTTATTGGATACATGATTTACCTAACTAAATTAGAAAGCAGAACATGTGATTATATGAATGATTTATATCCTTCACTTGACGGAAATATAAGAGCAATTAATTCAAGTGATCCTGATTGTAGTGCTAACTTGTGTGATTATTATGTTAAAACCGCATATAATGCTTGTAGTGGTGGTTCATATAAAAATGATTTTGTTGACATTTGTAATTTAAAGGCAGTCTTAAAGCAAGGTGTTAGATGTTTAGATTTTGCGGTTTATTCAATTGATAATCAACCAGTTGTTGCTACAAGTACAAGCGATAGTTTTTATGTTAAGGAAACTTTTAACTCTGTTGATTTTTCTAGTGTAATGGATACAATTAATAATTATGCTTTTGCTGGTTCAACCGCTCCTAATCCTACAGATCCACTTATTATTCACTTAAGGATTAAAAGTAATAACCAAGAAGTCTATACAAACTTAGCAAATATATTTATGAATTATGATACTTTAATGCTTGGTAAAGATTATAGTTTTGAAAATTCCGGCACAAATTTAGGAAGTTTGCCCTTATTAACATTTCAAAATAAAATTATCTTAATAGTTGACAAATCAAATAACAGTTTTTTACAAAATGAAAATTTCTTAGAATATGTCAATTTAACAAGTAATTCTGCATTTATGAGAGGATATAATTATTATGATGTTAAAAATAGTCCTGATACTCAAGAGCTAACAGATTACAATAGAAAAAATATTACAATAGTATTCCCAGATAATCAAATAAATCCGGCAAATCCAAGTGGATATTTATGCCGTTCTTTTGGATGCCAAATGGTTGCTATGCGTTACCAATATGTTGATAATTATTTAATGGCAAATGCTTTATTTTTTGATAACGCTGGATACGCTTTTTCCTTAAAACCTGCTTTGTTGCGTTACCAAGCTGTTACTATTCCAAACCCTACACCTCAAAATCCAGCATATTCATATCAAACTAGAGATGTGTCAACGGATTATTATAGTTTTAAAGCTTAATAATTTGGTTAAAATTTCACATTATATATTTTTACTGTTTAGCAATTTTATAATTAAAAAGAATAATTATAAAATTTTATTACAATAATTTTATTACAATAATTTTATTACAATATTATAAGAATAACAATGAGTAAAAATAAAAATATTTGTAAAGGCTTGTCATTTGCAGAATGTGAATTAGCTATTTTACGTATGGCTGTAGATAAAGCTGAAGAAAAAATAGGAAAACGTGTTGTAAATTCAGAAGATGTGCAAAATATTATAAATATTGTTGAGGATTTTATTAAAAGGAAAAAACTGATATGCTATGGTGGCACAGCTATAAATAATATATTACCAGAGGAAGACCAGTTTTATAATAAAGATGTAGAAATTCCAGATTATGATTTTTTTTCTGATGAAGCTTTAAAAGACGCAAAAGAATTAGCAGATATTTATTATGAAAAAGGTTTTGTTGATGTAGAAGCTAAATCAGGACAACATCACGGAACATATAAAGTTTTTGTAAATTATATAGGTGTAGCGGATTTAACATATATACCAAAGGGTATATTTAACGCTTTAAAACAAGATTCTTTAAGTGTAGGAGGTATGTTATATGCTCCTCCTAATTTTTTAAGAATGTCAATGTTT